TCAGCGGATTGTCTACTCCCAGTAACTGAATGACCTTTTCCTGCTCTGCCAGGATCAGCTGGTAGGTGGCAATCTTGCTCTGGGTGTCCAAGCCTCCCAGGGGAAGGGACACTCGAGCACTCATCTTGGGCCAGCTGGTTGGATCAACTGGGACGTACTGACCCCGAATCTGATAGATCTCCTCGGGAGAGCCGTGGAAGGTTGCCAGCCTGAGAATCTTCTCATAAAGCGGCCTCATCCCTGTTTCGGCAATGTTTCTGGCAATGAGCTCCAACCTCGCTTCTGCAGCCCCCCGCTGCATTTCTACAGCTGCTCGGGTCGTACTTTGGAGATGCTCTGCTTCCAAACCTTGTGAGGCGCGACTGATCCCTGTCCGCGCTTCGGCAATCTTGTCCAGGTACTCCAACATTGGGAAGACCTGTGAGGCTGTGTTGGGAATATCAATCGGCTGAATTGCGCCCAACTGGCGCATTGGGATCATCGCATTCAGAGACGTATTTTCCAGAGCGTCAATATCTACAGCCTGCTCCAGATACGCAAATCTGGGGTTGACTGAAAGCGACAAAGAATCCAGTTGGTTTCTCAGGAGTGCTGACCGGATCCTTTGCAGATCTCCAACCTCATCGTATAGGCTCATCCCCTCAACTGAATGAGGCAAGGGCTGCATCCGGAACAGCACAAACGGATGCTCATCGACAGGCTCGTTGTTGATGATGTTGTAGGCATTTCCAGCTGTGCAGATCTTCCGGAGTTGTCTGCGTCCTGTTCCCAGGACATCCACCCGGCAATAGGCCTCCACGTAGATCACTTCACGATTTGCCAGATCCGAATCTTCCTCGGTGTGAAACTGATGCGTTGGGTGTCTGAGCAGCCACTCCTCATTCGATTTGTACTCCTGATCTGGGCCAATGTAGTCCTGGAAGCTCTCTAGCGGATATCCCATCTCGATCAGGTCTGATACCCGTAGATGCTGACGTCTGGCAATCAGCTTGGTCTCATCCTCACTGACACTGTATCGATCAATCAGGAGCTCCTCCGGAGGGACAGATTCAATCACAATCTCGCCTGTGTTTTCTTCCTTTGAGAGATCCAACTCAAAGGTCCCGTCTTCATTCTGCTCTGCGTTGATGATCTGCCAGATCCCTTGCTGGGCGATGTACTGATACGCCTCAGCTGATACGTTGGAGAGCTCCCTCGTCTGGGACTCGGTCCGCTCATCAAAGAAGACCTGGGCGACTCCGGTTCCCTTGATCAGCGTGTCCTGCAAAACATCCAGCAACACCCGATAGCCCTGATTCTTGTCCCGGAAGAGATAGTTGACAAAGTCTGTTGCCTGCTCTGCGACCTCAACGTCCTGGAGCTTGCGGGGTGTGAAGGCAATCGCCTTCTCTGATCCAAAGAAAATTCTCATTAGGGCAGGAAGCACCTGGTTGACTGCATCGTGAAGAGATCGATCCACAATCTGGGATCTGTTCTCCTCCTCCTTCGGAGAATGCCCTGACTCTGAAAACGGATGTCCAAGCCAGTACCTCATCGCTTCTGCTGAATGAGGCGATCGAGTGTGGTCGGTGTAGTCGGCTGCATCTGTCAGAGCAGCCTGGACCCAACTCTCGAGCTCCTCGATGCTCATCGGCTTCAGTTCGTTTGCACTGCTCATTTGCTTTTCCCGGCTCTCAGTTTGGCGGATGCTGACAGATCCTTGTAGTGGAAGACTCTCTCCGAGTTGCGACCGTGACGAGCTCCAGAGTGGAGCTCTCCGTTGGGCATCTTGTGAGTCGCTCCACTAAACTTGGTCCCGTCTTTGTTTCTTGTAGGATCCCATTGCTCCGCTGTGCTTCTTTCCGTACATCGTTTTCTCTCGTTGGAGATTAGCAAAATAGACCGAGCTTGGAGCTCGGGCTGGTAATTCCGTCACTTCTTTTTCTTTGCTCCAGCAGCTGCGACCCGGAAGGTCTGGTTGGAAGGTCTCCCCTTCTCCCCTGGTTTCTTCATCCGCTCCCCACTGCCTGCAGCAATACGAGCTCGTTTTTTTCGGATGTTGTCAAAGAGATTTGGTTTTGCCATTGTTCACCACTTTACCTTGTTGGCCCAGTAGGCTGCGCTCATCTTCCCACGGGAAATATTCTTGGCGTGTCTGGCCTTGAATGATTCTCGACGCTTGCGGTAGCTCTCACTCTCCCCTTCCTTCTTTGGGGAGCCACTGATTCCCTGTTCCCCAAAACGGATCAGCTTCACCTGGTTGCCTTCCTTCGCTAGCACAGCGTGAGACTTCTTTGCGTTTGGAGTCCGCTTGGCCTTGTTGAATCCTGCGAACGTCTCACCACGATAGGTAATGCTCATCTAGCTCTCCGTTGAGATGCCAGTGCAGACTCTGGCGTAGAACTCTCCCATTTCTCCACGTTGCTCCACTGTCAGCATCTTGAGCTCCTCCTCAGTGACTGCTTCGCGAAACTTATCAATCACACAACTGCACTGCTGAAGTGCGTACTGGCTGGCGATCGGCTCCGGAGAGTGCTGCAACATTGAAGGAATGACTGCCTGGATACACGTCCACGTCCAGGTCACCAGGAAGTAAGTGCTGTAGCTCATTCAGACCACATTTACGGCTGCTCGGTTGCGTTTGATTCGATGTCTCCGATACTGTCCTCTGGCATCAATTGCCCGTGAGCTCATTGAGATCATCAGAGCATCTGCCAGGTCCGGGCTGTGGCCTAACCGCTTCTTGGTCTCGGCCTTGGACTCGATTGCCAGGGTTCCGTTGCTGCGATAGTTGTAGCGGGTTGCTACCAGGTCCCGGACAAGATCCTCATTATCAGGAATGCTGACCTCTCCCTTGAACCAGTCCGCCAGCTGAAACCAAAGCTCTGCCCGTAAATTTGAGTATTTTTCACTCATTGAGGCACTCTCCGAGACATTCACTCCACGAGCCGGGAGCCCGAGCTCACGGCATCTGTCCAGTACCCCTGACCCAAGACCTACTGAGTCGATCAGAATCTCCTCGATCGGCAGATACCAGTCTCGCTGGTACAGATCCACCAACCGTCCTGCTGTCTGCATCAGATCGAGCTTCTTCCAGCTGTGAACCTCCAAAACCTTGCGGCCCTGTCTGACGATTGCCACTGTGGAATCATCTCCAAATCTGGCGATATCGGCCCCAATCACAATTGGCGTCTCTCTCGGCTGGTACACGGTCCGCTTCCTGGCAAGCTCCACTTCGTGCATCCCGATCACTGTATCGTCATCGCTCTTCGGAAAGAGACCCAGGACCCTTACACGAAATTGGTTGCTGTCCTCTGAGCCGTACTTGATCCTCATCGATTCGACGTAGGACTCGCTCACCAGAGGCGAGTCCAGACAGCTGATCCGATAGGTCTTCCAGTGTTTCTTGAGGCTGTGGTGGGTGTCGTAGAAGAATCCAGCACTACGGACCCCGTTTCCAAGCAACAGGAACGTCGAATGCTCCCCGGAGGTTGAACCAAGTGCACTCTCAAAGACCTGCTCCGGTACTCCGGAAGCCTCATCGGCAATCAACAAGATGTTGGTGCTGTGAGCTCCTGCCAAGGCCTCTGGCTGCTCTGGACGGCTCAGTTTGGCTGCACAGAAGCTTTCACTCGGAGAGGCCACCAGTTCGACTCGGTCACTCTTGACACTCAGCTGCTCCCGTAACACCTCCGGAAGTTGCTTGATCCAGGATTTAAATTCCGCAAACAAGGCATCGTACAACTGTCCACTCGTTGGGGCTGTGACCAAGGTCTTCTGGGGAAACCTCGTCAAAATGTGCCAGATCATCGCCCAGGAGGCTGCAGAGCTCTTGCCTGTTCCGTGTCCGCTGACTGCTGAGATTGCCTTGATCTCAGGATTGGCAACGTCTCTCAGAAGAGAGGCTTGCCAAGGCTGTGGTGTGACTCCAAGAACCTCCTCGACAAAGCCAACCGGATCGGTCCGGTAGCGTCTCTGGAAATCAAGAATATTGGCTGCTAGTTCGCTCATTCGCCTTTTTGTCTGGTGAGGGCAAGACTGCTCAAGCTACAGGTAGACCCCTCTACCTCTCGGAAATCCGAGAAAACAGTCTTTCCCTCATTTGTGTGATTGGAGCGCAGCGTTGGAGTCTCATTACGAGGAGGCCGATAGCGTCTGAATATTGCTCCTCACTCCGCATAGCTTTGATTGACCCGGTCCAGCGTCCTTAGTGGCCTCACTTCGAGGTGTCTCAGAGACAACCGAGCTACTCGTGACGCTCCAATTCCTTGATGATCTCGTAGGCAACCTGCGGAACGATTGCGTTGCCTAGTCCTTTAAGTCGGTCCACCCGACTGGGTATCCCATCAGCCACTCGACCCACTGCGGGTTCAGTTTCCCAGTAGGACGATCCGATTCTTTCGTGGCCGCACAGAGGTACTTCCTGTCCAGCATATGCTGGTGGCTCTTCGATCCCACTGGACCACAGTCCTTGTGTTCGCTCGACCTTGGAGTCGGCCACATCTTCGCCTGCTCGGCTAGCCCCTGCTGTTTGCTGTTCGGACCTCGGCCTTTCCATTCCACTGCTGTCGGTGTCGCCCACAGTTGTGTCCGTACTGCATCCAGAAGGTGCGTCTGACGATTCGGTCTGCTGTTCAACGTGTCCTTGTAGTCTCTGCTGTTCGGAGTAGGCCACATCTTCGCCTGCATCGACAAATTGCCTGGCTTGGTCTTGCCCACATTTTTGGGGTTGCCGCTGGATTGCATCCGCTGACGGTAGGTTTCGTAAGACTCGTCCACCTCCAGCGCTCTGGGCGTCATCCACATTCCTGGCGATGATCCAGACTCGGTCTCTGCGGTGGAGGGCATTCTTGGCACAAGCTGGAACAACAATCGCCCGCCCGGCGTAGCCTTCGCTTTCCAGGTCAGCCAGCACCTCGTCGAGGCCTAGGGTGATGTGACCAGCAACGTTTTCAGCAACGAGAAAAGCGGGTCTTGCCTGTGCAACAACTCGACGCAACTCCGGCCAGAGGTGGCGGTCATCTTCCTTGCCTTTGCGCTGCCCGGCCTGGCTGAAGGGCTGGCAAGGGTAGCCTCCTGTGATGAGGTCCACCCCTCGGTAGATGCTTCCGTCAAGCTCCCTGATGTCTCTGTGACAGGGTACACCTGGGAAGCGCTTTGAAAGAATTCTTCTTGGATAATCCTCAATTTCGCAAAATCCTACTGTCTGGTAACCTGCCCAGCCTGCTGCGAGAGCAAAGCCTCCGATCCCACTAAACAGGTCGAGGTGTGTTCTCATTTTCCCTGATCACCTTGATCGTGACGATCGCCTTGCCCCCCTTGAGGACCGATCTGCGTCTGATGACTAGGTGATCAATCTGGTTGTCATTCACAAAAACTCCTGCATCCTGCATCAGGTCCAACGCACTCTTGGCGTAGTTGTCCAGGTCTGAGCGATGCTTGCTTGGCGGAAACAACTGAATCACTACCTTGAGACGCTGTGTTTCCGGAAAGGTTCCTCGCAAGTGCTCCAACTGGGCTGCGTGTTTCTTGTAGTCCCGGCCCTGCTTGCTGAGAATCGATCTGCCCTTGACGGAACGATAGTAGCTGTTGACCGAAACGGGATAGGGAATCTCGAGCTCAATCTGCATCACGTCGAGAAGACCTCCTGGTCTTCCCGCTCCTTTCCCTGATCAACACGTCTCCAAAGTTCTTCTCGAGCAAAGTGTGGTACGTCTTTCTCAACATCTCCCG